CGAGTGTGATAATCACGCGCGGGGGTTGTCTGGGTCATTGGTGTGTTCCTTAATCCGCAGCCGTGGCGAACAGGCCGGTGATCATGCCGTAATCAACGGCAGAGGACTGACCGGTCGGCGTGTAACGAAGCTTCTCCACCGAGTAGAGCGACTCCGTGCCAACGCCGTCGATGAAGCCGTAATCGTCTTCAGTACGGCGCGTGACGCGCGGCATCTGACCCCAGGCGAGGCCCAGAGCGCCGGCGCCGCAGAAGTAGGCCGGAACAACCGTGACAGTGCCCGTGTTGGTCCCGTAGTCGGGGATTTCCGGAATCTCGCGAATGACCACGCCATCATAGAGAAGGTCGCCGTCCTGGAAGATCGGATTGTCCTCGATGCTGCGAGGGCGACCGTCGAGGTTGATCGTCTCCATGTCGGCTGCGAGATCGCGGAAGGCGAACGAGTGAACGAAGCACACGAAGAACTCGCGGCCCTGCTCGCCCGTGCGGATCGGACGGATGGCCTGCTGGCCGTCAGTCTTGTTCCGCTTCTTGGCCAGACGCTTCATCAGCGCGATCTTCTCGACCGTCAGCGTGTCCGCCGTGGTGTCGAGCGTATCCGCCATGGTCGCATAGGTCGCGTTGTAGTTGTTCAGCGTGGCGCCGGGGACGATCCGGTCGGCGTTGGCGGCGGCCCAGGTATTCTTCTGGGCGGTCGTCGCTTCAGCGAACGGGACTTCCTTGGCGTGGCCGTTCAGTTCGTCATAGACGGACGAGGATTCGACCACCGACGACAGCGCGTTGATGATGTCATCGCGCATCGTGTCCATGTCCCAGACCTTGAGCATGTCACGGGCCGCGTTGGCGATGTCGATGACCGAGTTGTGTTTCTCGGACTTCTTCATCGTGACGGCGTGACGGTGCCAGTAAGGCTTGAGGTCATAGCCACGGGTGACGAGGGATTCCTCGTTGCCGACCATCGTGCCCGTGCCCTTGCCGTCTCCGGTGAGGGCGTTCACGAGCGGCAGGGTGATGACCTGTCCGCCTTCGATCAGCTGCTTCTTGACCACGAACGGGTTGTTCTGGCCAGCGCCCATGTACGGCATGAAGCCGGATTCACGAACGTATTCCTTGAAGTAAGTCCGCTCCCATTTCTTGAGAATGAGCGGATCGGCTACGGTAGTGTAAGCCACCTAGTGCTCCTAACGTTTTCGGGGTTTGCGTGCTCCCTCGAAAAAGCCGTTGAAGTCCTCGTCCTCATCGATCAGCTCCGGCGCGTTGGCGACGCCGTTCCCGCCATTCGCAAGCGAAGGCAGGGTGGCGGGCTTTGGCGTCTGGCGCTGTTGCGCTGTGCCGGCGGCTGGCTGCGGCGCGGGTTGCCCCGTGCGCGCTGCAAGTGCTTCGGCTATCCAGCGCTCACGCAGCGCATCAAGGCCGCCTGCCTCTTCCAGTTCGGCTAGTTGCTTCTGCTTTTTGTGCCACTTGAGCACTTCGCCCATCGGGTGCGGATGATTGATCAGCGATTCCGAATAGGCAGATATGGCAGGATCAGTGTTGCAAGCCTGGTCGAAGGCGTCCCACGCTTCGGCTACTTCCTGCTCGCTGGACTGCTGCGTCGCGAAGAAGTGCGACTGCTGCATTCGCATCGAGTGGACGTGGGCCTGAAGGTAGGATTGCGGGTCTTGATCGTAGTCGATCTGAGGGGGCGCGAACTCCGGCCCTTTCGGGGTCGGGTTGGGTTGCGATTGCTGTGCTGTCGGCGTCTGCGGCTGTCGAAACTTTGCCAGTTCGGCTTCGAGTTGCTGACGCTTCTTGCGCTCTGCTTCCAACGCTGCGCGAGGGACGTGTGGACCTTCATTGCCGGATGGCGGCTCCGGTTCCGGCGCTGGCTGCGCACCGGGATTTACGCCCTGTTGGACTTGATCGTCATCGGTCTGCTCACCCTTGGGGGCAAAGCGTCCCTTGTCGTCACGCGCGACCGATTGCTCGGGCTGCGTGGGCTCCGGCGCCGTTGTTGTGGGCTCCGGTTCCATCTCGTCCAGAAAGTCAGTCTGTCCTTCTCTCACGTTTTCAGCTCCAAACGCCCGAAAAGACCCGGCGGCGGTCGTGCGCCCGGAAGAAGCCCGGCGGCGGCTACGAAAAAGGCCCCTGCGGTGAAGCGGGGGCCTTGGTGTTCTTTGCGATGTGAAAAAGCCCCGCCGGTTAGGGCGAGGCTTTGGGTGTTTCAGTTGTGGGTGGCGCTACTTCGGCTGAAGCGGCAACTTGAACGGGTGGTCGTCAGCGAGATAGGGGCGGAATGCGCTCTTGTTGGCGTAAAGCTCGAAAGCTTCGGCTCCAGTCAGTGGGCGACCATTTCCGCCCTCCCATGGGCAGTTGGCTGCAAGCGCCTCCAACTCTGCCATTCTCTCTGGCGTAGCAGGCACGTGCTGCGACTTCATCGCGGCGATCTCTTCAGGCGTCCATTGCTCGCTCATCAGTCTTTCGCCTCTGCGTAATACGGCGCCGCCCCGAAGTATTCCCGCAGATAGCGCTGGCCGAACTCCTTGAGCTTGGCGCGCTTCTTGGCAGAGGGGCGGTCCCGCATCGTGTAGTAGTCCGAGAAGGTAATCGTCTCGCCCTGCTCCTTGAGCGCGCGATTGATCAGGTCCTCAAACGGTTGGACGCCATCTTCGCTGGCGCCGTCGTTGATGTAATGGCTGAGGACTTCGCAGAGCGCCTCGACAAGCTCTTTTTTGGTGACCTTTTCCATCCCCGGAATCTACCTCTTTCCGGCCCCGTTTCCAAACGGTTTCGGAGGGGGAGGCGGCGGTCTGTCCGCCTCCTTCACAGTCTTGTAAGCCTGAGCCTGCGACACACCCACATCAGCGTAGGTCTTTGCCGTCTGGGCGCGCTTCAGCTCCATGTCCACAAGGTCGAGGCCTGTCAGGGGCTCCGGCCCGGCTTCCGGCGTCATCGCCTCACGCGCCAGCTGCATGGTCTGCGCCCGCGTGTGTTCCGTCTGCGCCGAGATGTGGCCCTGCTTTACCTGCTCCGTCTGCGCCTTGATCATCTCAAGCGGCGTCGGAGGCTTCTGGATCGGCGCCTCCTGCGCCTTCTGAAGCTGCTGCTTCATCTGGTCCAGCATCTGCGTCAGCTGTTCGATCTGCTGGCCTGCCTGCTGCAGCTTGGCTTGGCTGCCCATCTCTTCCTTCATCCGCTTGGCGAGCTTGGTCTTGTCGCGGATCTGGGAGGCTTCCAGCAGCACGTCCGGCGGGATCGGAACGCCAGACTTCGCCATGTCGGTCAGCTGGACGAACTCTTCGTGCTGCAGCGTGATCGAGTCCGGCGCAGGCTGCAGGATGATATCCGCATCCATCTTCGCAAGCTCAGTTCCGGGAACCGCCTGCATCGCAGGTTGCCCTGTCTCGGGGTCCATCTGCGGCTGGCCCGTCATCGGATCAACCACAGGCTGCATCTGGTTCAGGTGGATGAACTTGAAAGCGTTCTCATCGTCCGTGATGCGGATGTATTTGGGCTCCGTCCAGAACTGCTTGGCCCTGCACCATTTCGCCCGGTAGACCCGCGCCTTCCAGTCGTTGTGCGTGTCGAAGATGTCGTTCTCTTCGGCCATGCCCGCCTGCTGCTGGGCAATGATGGCGCGGCCGGATTGATCCTCGGTGCCCCTGCCCTGCAAGCCAGCGTTCGGACCCTGGACGTCGATCTCGGACTTGGCTTCCTGCAGCAGGTTGAAGTTCTCGGCAATCTCCTGAGAGCTATCGAGGAAGCCCCATTCCTGATCCTTGATGCCGTTGGCCGTCAGGATGCCGTCAGCGCGGGCCACTGTCTCGCTGGCGTCGTTCGGCAGGATGCCCTTGGCGCGCTGCCACATGCGCTTCTGCTTGATGAGGAACAGCGCCATGGACCGGCGGTAGTTCATCTCGCTCTGCGGGCTGATCATCTCCCGCACGATGCCGAAGCGCTCATTCTTGCGCGTGATGTAGCAGCTGGCCGCGATGATGGCGCAATCCGGCTTGCCCTGATCGTCCAGATACGGGCTCACCCCTTCCTTCAGGATGCCGCCGCCTGTGAAGTAGACGTAGTTCCAGACCCCGCCCTCGCCCTTGTAGTACATGCAGGCGACACGGATGCGCTTGCGGTCCATGTCTCCCCAATGGGAGAAGGGCTTGTCCTCGTATCCCTCGTCCTGCGTGCCGTCCTCATAGGCGCTTTCGAGAATGGTCCGCAGTCCCTGATCTTGACGCTTCTGTTCCTCGGGGTCCGATGCACGGACGCGGAACATATCGAACACGTCACCCTCATCAAACCAGTCCTGATAGCCGAGGTATCTGGCGTCCGAAAAGTCCCGCTTCTTCGAGCGCGGATCGTAGAAGAACCCATCGTATTGAAGCTGGTTGACCTCGATCTGGTCGCCGTTCTTGACGATGACCTCGCAGGCTTCGATGCCCTCGATGGCCATGTCACGGAAGGCCTGGCTCGCGATGTTGTCGAACCGAGTTTCCGTCTCGATGAAGTCCAGCACCTGCGTCACGATATCGGCGCTGTCGGTGTCTTCCGGGTTCCTCGGGAACGCCTTGGGGTCAGAGCGCTGTCTCTGCTCCATGCCACAGATGAACCCGACCTTCCGCTTGATGCGGTTGGACGTGACAATCGGCTGGCGTCGGAGGTCCAGAACCTTCTTCTCGTCATCGCTCCATTGCGAGTCGTTGAAGTTGTCGTGCCAGTCGCGGTCACGGTGCGCCAGCTTGCGGGCCTCGATGCAGGCTTCCTCCGCACGGGCAAACATGCGCTTGCACGCCTCGATGTCCTTGCCCTTGAACTCGGGCTCTGCGGCCGGGATCGCCCCGTTCAGATCCTCCATGAAGGACCACCGCTTCTGACGACAGGCGTATAGCCGGAGCTTTGACGCGAGGCCGCGTTCGCAGGCTTGGCGATAGCAGAATGCGCCTGGTCGATTGCTGCCCCCATGAGGGAGCACACGTCCACGGCGTCATCATGCTTGCCTGCCGGGAAGGTCAGCAGTTGCGACAATACACGCTCTCCGTCTTCGTTCTGCGGGAGGGACACCAGCCCCATCGCCGCGCGGGACTGGAACGAGCGCGCCCGCGTCGCCTTGTCGGCAATGCTCGGCAGCCATTCCATCCGCGAATAAACCTTGCGTTCCATCATGCGGCGATCAAGCTGGGGCCGGATGGCCTTCTCGATCACGCCCTTCTCGCCAAACACACAGAGCGGCTTCCAGCGGTCCACCAGATCAAGCAGGCGCTCGATCCAGATGTCCGAGCTTGTCTGGCCGTGCCACCAGTCCAGCATGTAAAGCCGGTCTTCAGGGTCCAGGCCCCAGACCGCGTGTTCCGTGTAATCGCCCCCGCCTTCCGTCACCGCGTAATCGCTGGTGATGTAGACGTTGACCACGGCAGGGTTTTTTTGGTGGCGCTTGAACCAGTCGCGCTGGAAGAAGGTGC